TATTGGCCGCGCGCCGCGTCGATGAGCGATTGCTGCAAGCCTTGTTGCATAAGACCTTGCTGCATTTGCTGTTGCTGGATCACTTGGCCCGTGCCAAACGCCTGCTGACCGAGCTGGCCCATTTGCTGAGCAGCACCGAGGCGCTGTTGGTTGCCCTGAAGGCTCGCCATTTGATTAAGTTGTTGCGCGGTCATACCCTGTTGTGCACCGAACTGACGCGCTTGGTTTGCCGCAGCTTGGTTTGCCGAGGCGACTTGCATTTGGCGACCAATGTCTTGACCAGCGAGCTGCTGAGCCTGCGCAAAGCCAGACTGGCGCAACCCAGACGCGGTGCGCGCCGCTTGATCGGCAAACGCACGGTTCGTCTCTGCTTCCGCAATACCTTGGCGCGATCCGCCAAATGCTCTGGCTGCCGTTGCCTGCGCGCCAAGCTGATTCTGCTGCATCAGTCTGCTGCGCTCAAGGTCGCTGAGTGATTGCTGCACAACTTGGCTCTCATAAGGGTTCGTGTATGCGCTCAAGTTTGCCCCTGCGACTTGGCCAGCTGGCCCCATCTGTGAGGCTTGATAGCCAGTTGGGAGAACCGCTTGAGGTCGATACCCCATCCCCGCCTGTGTGCCTTGCATAGCTTGCTGCAATGCTCCAGCCGAGGCTTGGTTTACGTTGAAGCTGCCCTGCGGCGCTAAGGGCGCGTATTGCCCCTGAGTGGGCGCTGGAGTGGTGGGCGTTGCTGGGGTCGCGCTGGTGCCACCTTTTCCGCCGCCCGTTGCCACTGGAGTAGCCACTTCAGTGCCCATACCGCCGAATGCTGAACCCGCCATTTTATGCGTCCTTCTTTACAAGACCGACCGCAAAGAACTGCGCCGTCCGAAGTGTGAATGTAATCGCCCCGCGCAACGTGCGCCTTTTTCCGCTGGCGAAGTCAACGTAGCGACGAAACTCGCCGTAATGCTCCCGCGCTTTGCCCTGACGAATTTTCTTTGTGCCGAGGTGGCGATAGCCACGGCGCACAGCCTCGCCCCACCACTTACCGTGAAGAGCGCTCATGCACCAAACGACCGCCTCGCGCTTCATATGTGGCGTAAATGCTCCGCTCTCAACTGCGTGCGTTGCGACAACGCAGCCATCGCCGCTGGGACCGTCGGGGTCGCCACCGCGAAGCCCGTCGCCCATAGCCCCGCTCTGCGTTGCACCAGACATCCCAGCGGTGCCGCCAGTCTGCCCTCCGTCGGGGCCGCCATCGCCGCCACCATACCAAGAGGAGATGTCGTATGTGCCGTCAGCTTTTTGCGTTGACCCCATGGTCTCCGCAAACTGCGCGCCCTGAGTCGCCACATCTGCGCTGAAATCACCAGTGCCGCCGTCGACGCCGCTCAGCCCGCCCGTGGCCAAAGAACCACCGTATGAACCAGTTTCGGAAGGCTCGGCAAACGTGGGTGCGTCTGCCGCGTAGCCCTCGTATCCCTGCTCGGCAAGCTGTTGCGCGCTCCAGCCATACTCGCTTGAGAGTATGTCCGCTACGGCTTTCCCTTTTTCAAAAGAGCCGTCGTAAAATGACGTCCCCATGTCCGTTACTTCCGCAGACGCTTCCGCCCCGCTCGCGGTGGGGGCCGCTTCTAATGGCGTAACCTCTACAGCTGGCGTTACCGGCGCAACCTCTACAGGCGCAACAGTAGGGTCGAACCAAGAAGAGATGTCGTATGTGCCGTCATCATTTAGAGTAGACCCCATGTTTTCGGCAAACTGCTTGCCTTGCGCGTCAACAGCCCCCTCAAAATCAAGCCCAGCATAAGCGTTGTCAGCAATGTTGCCCACTACCCCGGGTATACCCGTCAGATTACCGCTCAAGTTGCCTGTGGTAAGGGAGCCGCCATAAGACCCGCTGCTGGAGGGATTGTCGAAGCTGGCTTCGTTATTGGTAAGATTTCCAAGGTTGTCTGCGAGATTGTTATTGGCGTTCCCCAGAATACCCATTGCCAAGTCTTCTTGGGCCACGCGAGCGTCAGTGCCCTGCTGAGTGTTTGATGTAACAACCTCAACCTGCTCTGGCGTGAGAATGTCCGTGGCTGGGTTATAATTCGGCCCAGCGACAGTCTGTGCGTATTGTTGCGTTTCGGCAGGTGTCAAAACTGTGTTTTGCGTATTAGCGGATGCCTCGGCTACGGCCAAGTCATTGGCGCGATCCAACGCGGCCTCATTTCTGGCAGCTTGGGCGGCCGTGTCAAACTGAGTATAGTCCGTTGGCTGATAGGCATATTGACCGCTCGTAGGGTCAATAAAGAAGCTGTCTATGTAGTCTGCCTGCGCTGGGCGGGCTTGGCGGAACGCATCAAGTGATTGTTGGAAAATTGGTTGCGACGAGTAGCCTTGAACCCCGCCAGCGTAAGTCGTCGGAGCGTCCATGCCGCCCATGATGTTTTGCTGCGTTGCGGGGGCCGCCATGCCAAACGCACCTGCCGTATCAGCGGTGTTTTGGAACGCGGCTTGCTGCATCGGCGTAAATGCGGCAACGTCTGGACCGTATTGAGGCACATACCCAAGCTGCGAAATGCGCTCGGCCTTGTTCAAGTTGCGCTGAGCAGCCTTCTCAATATATTCAGGGATTTCAACTGTGCTAGTTGACGATCCGCCTTTTCCGCCTGCCATCAGCCGAACTCCTTAATGTATGCGGCGTGTTGAGCTTTCCACCCATGCGCCTTTAATGGTTTTTTCCAGCCAAAGCGACCAGACATTGTTAGGGCGCTGCACCCCTGTGCTTTTGCCCACTCTATCACATCGTCGTGCATATCCAAAATCTGATCCAGTTCGCCACCGGGATATACCACTATTTCAGTGACTATGCACCCCCTAGGGGTTGGCCAAAGCTGCAATACGCCCTTCTGCAAGCCCTCAACGATGTCTTCCCATTCGTGAGTGCCGCCGCTATATTCCAGAGCCGCCTCGATCCATGGCTTGCATCTTTGAAGCTCGTTATCCATGCAACCTCGTGATTGATATTGTGGAAGCAGGCGCGGCAGGCGCAAAGGCTGTTGCCGCCACGGCACTCAGGGAGCCGTTGGTGCTGTCCACGGCCCACATGGCCTCAAGGTAGTCGCCAGCGGCGAACTCGAAGATCGCAGAGCGACTTACGACTAGCGTGGCGTTGTTGTTGTGCAGGGCGTTCTTCATGGTAGAGCCAGCGACGTCCGTACCGTTCACTCTCGGCCAAAACCAGAAGCTCACCGTGCTGGCCGATGTCGATGCGATCTGCGCCGAGAAAGCCACCAAGTATTGCCCAGCTTCCTCAAAGACGAGACGCGAGGCTGGCGTGCCGTTGGTGATCCCCTCGGTGATGCTGGCCGTATAGGTGAGGGCGTAGGCCGTGTTCGCAGCGGCGGCGGTTTGATTGGCGGTAATGCCGCCAGAATACTGCCCATCCTCAAGCACGATCTGTCGCCACTCGCCGTTCTTACTGACCACGGGGTATTGCTTCTCGCGATCCCACATCAGCGTGCCGTCCTCGGCCGCACTCTCGCCACCCGTCTGCTGCACGAGCGCCGATCTGACTTGCGACAGGTGCTGCATGAGGCGTCGGCCCCAAGTGCGCCAATCGTCGCCAAACGGCTCTGGTGCTCGGTTCTGTAGCGTCATCGGCGGCCACCGGCCACAACGTCAAGGCGGTTGACGCCGACACGCCAGTCGCCAAGCTCAACGCCCGTCACACGCATACGCACTTGGCGGCCCGTGAAGCGCAGGGACGTGGGCGTAGACATGCTGTATGGGCCGTAGTCACGCTCAACCCCATTGGGGTAGAATCGTGTCTTAAAGGTCACATTCACTTCACCTTGAGTTTTCTCGTCTGGGAGCATCTCAACGACAGACGCCACTGTGTCGCCAGAGCCAAGCATAATCGGCCCGGTCTCCGCGAAGGGCGACAGCGCGCCGTAGTCAAAGCCAATCTCGTGTTCGTAAATTTTGTTGTCGTCTGCATTGGCCATGATGGGCTGACGGAACGCGCCACGATCGACGCCCGCAGTCCGAGCCAGATCGCCCGTGTACCAAGTGCCTTCGATGTAGTTAAACACGACATAGCGGTCATTTTCCGTAGATGCCGACGAAGGGTAATACCACCAGATTTCGCCGTAATTGCCATTTGTGACGGCAAACGCCTTGCTGATCTGGGCGCGGTTTAATTCGCTGAAGACATAATCTGAAACATCAGATTGGATTTCCTGCACGGCCCCGCCTGTGTATGCGTAAAACGCGTGCGGTCCCATCCAGAACGCGCCAGCGTCAACGACGGCAACAGCCTCATTGGCAGCCAAGCCGCATGACGTGCCGACACGCTCAATGCCATAAACGTAGGGCGGGCCGACGTAGTTGGCGACGTGGGCGTCTGTGCTGGTGAGAATAAGGGTCTGCCCTCGGACGTTCACGCCCTTCATGATCTGCCCGTTTGAGTTCAGCTCTAGGTCGCCTGCTTCGTTGGTGGCTGCGGGCGTCCATGTGGTGTTGTCCTCGCGATCAGACCACTGCACCTTGCGCGGGTTGCCGCCGGCACCTAGGGCGAAGAGGAAGCGCTCCTCAGTCACAACCAATGAGCGGTTGCCTGTGGGGGCGTTTGAAACAACAGCGGCGGGCGTGCCCGTGGCAAGCGCCCACTCGTAGATTTTGCCGTCATCTTCAGTGCAGCCCACAAGGTTTTCGCCCCACGTGTCGAGCGCCCAAGACGTTGCCGGTTGAATACGCACCGTGTCTGGGCGCGCAATGCCATACGCGTAGCTGCCATAGAAGCTGCCACCGTAGCCAGTAAAGGCAAGGGCGTCTTCTCTACCCTCAGTTAAACCTGCTGGGGTTATGTCATACTGAACGCCTGTCTCGCCCCAAACATACAGCTTGTTGTATGTCCCGCCAGCAATCCAGCGCTCGTTGTCGTTATCAATCCAAGCGCTCATGCCACGCACTTTAGCATTTGCGGCAGTGCTAGAGCGCGTGCGCCAGCCACCGATAGGGCGAAGCGTGCCGTCAACCCAGCGAACTAGGTTGGCGTCACGCCATCGTCCTTGAGACTGTAGGTCGGTTCCGTTGCGGTAAACGCCAGCGGGGATGTCAAGCGGGATGAGCGTCATAATTTCCTCAAGGCGTTAATCTGAAGGGACTATAACACAAACCCCGCAAGAACGACAACATTA